GAGGGAACTGCTGTAATTCACTTCAAGAAAGTCATGGAGAAGAAAGAAACCATGATGCGTGATGGCGAAGAGAAGAAACGCTATTGCGTTGAACTTGAAATCCACGGCATCAAATCCAATGGTAAATTCAAGATGGAGCCAATGGAGGAAGAAGAGGACGATGAGGACGCTATCGAAAAAGGCTTGAAAGAAGCCGAGGGCGAAGAGGACGAAACCGAAGAAGAATACGAAGATTAATTTTATGGCCGATAAAACGATGCCTCCCACCGAGGCTCCTACACCAACACCAGAAGCGATGCCGGGGGAAATGGCCGCACCAACTCCTGACATGGCTTCTCCTGCTGGTGGCAAGGTTATGGTTCAAATGCCATCTGATGCTTTTGATTCTATCTATACCCTTGTTAGCCAACTTCAATCTGGTCTTGAAACACTAAAGGCTGAAGTTGATGCTCAAAAGGGTGGCGAGGCCACTGCTGTTGCCGAAGAAATGGCTCCAGAGGCTGTTGCAACCGCTGAAGACGAAGAGTTTCTTAAATCACTTGCGGCAGAAGGTTCGATGCGATAATGTCGCGCCATGTTTGTATCGCAGATTTTCGATGAGTGCGCTGAGATTTTAGGAACTACTGACAACAGTAAGATATTTCGTAAAATTCAGCAGGCAGTAGCGACCTTGATGGAGTCTGGTCACTGGACTCACTCAGTTGCTGATGTTGATGTATGCACGGGATGGGATCGTTGTTCTATCACGCTCCCTCGCAATATTGATGTTCCTCTTGCAGTCAACATTGATGGCTCTCCGACATACTTCCGCAATCGCCTATTCCAATACCATGTAAATAAAGGCGGAATGTTTAATTCCGTTGAATGGGCGTGGGATGATCGCGGATATGTTGCGACACTCATGGACATCATTCAGCCTTCTCAGCTTGTTGCTGTTGCAGAGTTAGAGAATGATGTTGGCAAAACTATTCGCGTTCTTGGAACCGATCAGAACAATCGAACCCTTCGCTCGCAACTTGCGAATGGAACTGGCGTTGATGGCTTGCTTGTTCCGATTCACTCTCAGTCTGATTTTGCGTATGGAACGATTACCCCAGATGATGCTACTGTAAAGACCCGTAGCGTTGCTATCACGCCAATCAATCTATTTACTAGCGCGACTGCTCATGGGTTGTCATCTGGTCAAGGAATGAGCGTTACAGCATCAACTGGAACTATTCCTGTAGCGTTAGAGAATGGACAGACATACTACATCGGAGTAATTGACGCATACACAGTCCAGCTTTTCAATGATCCTATCAATGCTCAAGCGTTAAATTATCCAATCAATCTTCAGAGCATTGTTGGTGCTGGAAATTTGACATTCAAAGATAGCCGTGAATCACAAGTTGTAACTGCACTTGAGCTTTCATCTGCTCCAGCATTCACGCTTGATACTGCTAATCAAATCACATTTCCTGCTGGTCAATCTCTTCCTTCTCCGCTTAATTCAAGTCAGACATATTATGCGAATGCTGAAGATTCCACGCATTTAGTTGTATTTGAAACATCAGATGATGCGAAAAAGAACATCAATCCAGTTTATACTACTGGAAGCACTGCATCTCTAAATGTTGACATTCGCAAGAAAATTGATCCTCAGACTACTCTTACTTTTTCTGTTCCACATTACTATAATGATGGAGATCAAGTTCAGGCATTTACTGCCAGCGGAACCCTTCCTAAGCCGCTTATTGCAAATCAAAATTATTTTGTAAATGTAATAAGCCCTCTAATTATTTCTCTTCACGAAAATAAAGATGATGCTATTGCATCTACTCCAACAAATCTTGTAAATCCAATTACTCTTAAAGATTCTGGAAGTGGAACAAATTCTATTGTTAAGTTAATTCCAGCAGTTGCTACAAATGGAACAACATCCCAAATAACAGCAAGTGGATTAAATATAGACCCACCAACTGGATCAGGGGCAAATGCTCAGGCAGTAGTTGTTGGTGTTGTAACAGGTGTAAGGGTTATTTCTCAAGGAAGCGGATATTTATCTGACCCAAATGTTACATTTTCAGCACCTCCAACACCTCCAATAAATAGTCCACTATATGGAAGACAGAAACAAGCAGTTGGATATGCTGTTAGAGATACGATAAATAATAAAATTCTTAATATTGTCATAACTGATGCAGGATTTGGTTATAGTAGCGCACCATCAATAACTATTGAGGGTCCGGGTCAACAGGCTCTAGTCGTAAACTCAATAACAAAAGTTCCAACAACTTCATCAATAACTGCTGGAAATTTAACTGGGTCTGGAACAACAGCAACTTGCGTCTTAAATTCTCATGGATATGGAAATGGGCAGGTTGTAACAATAGCTGGAGCCACACCATCAGTATACAATGGAACATTTACTGTTACTGTAATTAATTCAAATACATTTAGATACACAACATTATCTGCAATAACTTCGAGTCCTGCAACTGGAACTATTACATCAACTGCATATACAGGCACTTCGGCTACAGTAACAACAAATGAAGTTCATGGATATTTAAATGGAGATAATGTAATAATTTCTGGAGCAAATCAATCTGGATATAATGGACAATTTACAATATCAGGTGCTTCTGGAAATACATTTACATATCAAGTTTCTTCTTTGCTTGGAAGCCCAGCAACTGGAACAATAACATCACAAAAAATATCAGGTTCATTAGCTACTGCCGTTGCTACAATTACTACTTCATTTGTTTCTCATATAACAGTAAGTGATGGTGGAAGTGGATACACAGGCTCTCCACAAGTTAAAATTACAGGAGGTTCTGGAAGTGGAGCAACAGCAGTTGCAAATGTAAGTTCTGGAGCAGTTACTAGCATAGATGTCATTACAACTGGAAATGGATATACCGATATTCCAACATTAACAATAAATCCATCAACAGGTGTATTTATTTCATTTACATCAACTGGATTATTGCCATCTCCGCTTGTTTCTGGAGTCGCATATCGCGCAGAACCTCCATTAAATACATCTACTGGAAACTTTACAGTAAAAAACGCAGATTTTAGCGATGTAAATATTACTTCATCTGGAACAGGAACATTATATGTTTCTCTTTCTCGCGCATTTAGCGTTACATTTAACAATAATTTGGAAGGTGATTTTTCTAATCTTTCTACTGGACAGCAAATTTATTTTGGAACTGATTATCTTCTTCCGAATACATCTCCATCTATTGATAATGGAGTAACACCATTTTATCTTAATAAGATCAACAATACGACTGGCAAGATTTATATTGCTGCTCCGTTGCCGTCTGCTCCAGACGCATACGCTGTCGCTGGAGGAACAACTGGACTTATCACGATTACATCATTTGGTTCTGGTCAGTCTTACTACGCATTGAGGAAATCATTCCGTTCCTTGCCATTTGGAAATCTAATTATTCCATCTGAAATTTCATTCTTGAGCGAAGATGAAATTGTTCGATTCTCCACGACAAATACGCTTCCTTCTCCACTTGTTGCAGGAACCGACTATACCATCAAACTATCTGGTAATTCAATCAAGGTTTACTTGGGAGGAGTCTTACAAGCATTGACAACACCGGGAACTGGTCAGTTAAGCCTAGACATTATTCGCACATTCAATGTTTCTCCATCTACGAGCATTGATGCTGATCAAGCTCACTTCAATACTGGTGATGCCGTTATTCCTCGTGCTAAAGAAGGCGATGTATTGCCTACTGGATTGACTGCTGGAACGACATACTATGCTCGCAGGATAGATAACAATTCGTTTGAGCTTTACGATACGCTTGCTAGCGCCAAAAACGCACCATCAACTACTGGTCGAGTTTCATACACAACAACTGGTGAGACTGTTGAATCAACATTTTTTATTGACTCAGTAACATTGCCAACATTTGTGAAGTCTGTATCGCAAGTCGATAAGCCGATTACTGAAGGCTATGTGTCACTCTACGCTTACGATTATGGCCGTAGCAATGACATGACTTTGATCGGTCAATATCATCCATCTGAAGTTAATCCTCAGTATCGCAGGATTCGCATTGGTAAGCCCTGTGCATGGGCTAGGATTTCTTATCGCATCCAGACTCCAAGTATCACGAGTATCTACGATTTCATTCCGCTAGAGCAAGAGCGAGCAATCATCACTGCTGTTCATGCCTGCGATTTGGAAGATAAAGATTTCGCTGATCAATCGGCTCGCTACTGGCAGATTGCTTTTGCTTATCTCAAGAATCAGCAAGAAAGTATTGATGGTCATGCAATGTCAGTCCCGCAGATCAATTCGATTTGCTATGGCGATACATCTGACCCAGTAATGTTCTAATGAAAAGCGCACAGATAACTTCAGGAAGAGAAGTAAAGGTTTCTTCTGGTTGGATTCTTGGTGTCAACTCAGTAAGAAATCCATGGGCATTGCCAGATAATCAGATTAAGTGGGCAGTAAATTGTTCTGTGCGTGGTGGAGTTGTCCAGACTAGGCCGGGATACTCAATGCGTCTCTCGCTGCCTCCGGGTAATTTCCAAGGCGGAATCTTTTTCTCATCAAACAAACAAGCGAACGCATCTGATACAATCGTTCAAAATGGAGTTACAAAAACAATTCCAGCACAAATCTACAATCCAGATGGCACAACATCTGTTGCTGATGAATTGCCGTTCGTTGTGTTTGCCGTAAATGGTAATGTTTACTACTCGCCATTTCCTCTAAAACAGCCGAAAAACTGGGAAGATTATCGACTCAAAAATATCAAGCTAGACCAAAGTGTTGATCAGTTCGTTTTCACTCTAGCAACGCAAACCGCGCAAGTTTCAACTGGTGGTGATGTCACAGTAACTCCATCTCATCGTATCGTTGTAATCCAAGATGGCATCTCTGCTCCTGCTTATTGGGATGGATCGAATACAACAGGAATCCAAACAACTTCAATTCCCATTGGATACTGGATGGCATTTAGTGGAAATCGACTTTGGGTTGCATCAAAGAATATCGTTCTAGCATCTGATTTAGGTGATCCAACTTCATTCACGGAACGACTCACTGGAACTGGGCGAGGAGACTTTGCATTCGCTCGCGTTGTTACTGGAATGACGAACTACATCGGTCAGAACAACGACACAAAGTTAATCGTGTTTACTGATCGTGCGACATATTCGCTTTCAAGCGGAATCTATGATCGAACTCAATGGACAAGCACTGCGAATTTCCAAACGACATTGTATCCGACGATTGGTTGCGTTGCTGGAAAATCAATCTCATTCCAAGCTGGTCAACTCTGGTGGTATTCGCAAGGTGGATTGATTTCTGCTGACATCGCGGCATCTGCCTATATTACTTCGCAGTCGTTGTATCGTGATATTGAGATGGCGCGAGTTAAAGCCTACATGGCTGGTGATACATCGAAGATTTGCGCGATGTCGTTTGAGAACTACTTGCTGTATTCTGTTCCTTATTTGGAGCCATGCAATTCAGCAACGATGGTTCTTGATTACGCAGCCGCCGCTGAATGGTCTGCACAACGCATTCCTGCATGGTGTGGGGTGTGGACTGGAACAAGGCCCGTAGAATGGATTTCTGGCGTTGTAAATGGCGCTCCTCTTTGCTTCCATTTCTCTGTTGATTACGCTGCCACAAATGATGGTTCCTACAATCATCTTTGGGAAGCATTCATGCCGAATCGCGCAGATACATATTTTGATATTAATGTTGATGGCGGAATCACGGAGAAGGTAAATCGCATCTATTCGCAGATGGAGACTGGGCTTCTTGGTGATGGTCTTGATTTCAAGCAATTCCAGTATGGTGAAATTGAGGCTTGCGAAATTGGCGGAACTGTGGATACGCGAGTTTCGTATCGCGGATCAAAAGGCTTCTACCAAAATATTCTTGATACTCGATTGCTGGCGGTGACTTCAGATTATCAATGGGTGAATAGCGATTACGCTAACGAGATTGCCAAACTTGGATTCCTAAACACGCAATATCGCAGGCTCATCACAGAAAATAGTCAGCGTAGACCATCAACTGTTACCTGCGAGTCCACCCTAACAAATGACATCGACAAGGCATTCTCTGTTCTAATCGAGTGGTGCGGAGAGATGGGCATTGAATCATTGCGTATATTCATTGATCCATGGAGCGAGCGCAGCACTGGTGTTCCTCAAGCTCCAGAGACTAAATCATGTGTTACCGCGCAAGATGGAACAAGTCTTGAAATTGATTTGCTTCCTAGTCCGTATGAGCAAGCAGACACCACACAAAAAACATGGTGGGCTAAAGAATTTAGGACTGTCACGCTTTCCTGCACTGCTAATCCAACTAAATCAATTTCTGCTACTGCATCTGCCAGCTATCTATCAAGCATCTCACAGATTGATGCAAAGACCCAAGCTGGTGAATTGGCTCAGAATGCCGCTAACCAAGCCGCTCAACAATATCTCTCACAGAACCCCTGCTGATATATGCCATCTATCACAACAGCCTCAAAGGAAGTAACAGACTTTCCGTTTCGATACATCTCGCCATTCAAGGATGATCCCGTTGTGCCTCTGTATTCATCTGTGCCTTTATTCTCTCCTCAAGCTGGATGTTTGCCATGTGCCGCTTGTGGAAACTATGCAGATCGCAAAAAAATCATTGCACAACAAGCAAACCGATTTAAAGATTATATCCCTAATGAAATTGCAGGGAACAATCCCAAAGCGGGATTCAATTAATAAATATGAAAACCAGAATCGACTATCGACTCGTCCCTAAAGACTCATTTGAATTTGGAAATTTACAAGACTTCGCTGAATCGTTTGACCACAAAATTGTCGAACATCCTAACATCAATGTTTACGCTCATTATCGGAATGGCGAGTTGTTTGGCTATTCTGACCATGTTTACCTTCCTGTTGTCTATCCAGCTTTTCACCCGGCTCATACGCGACCACAAGATGTAATCCAAGTTATGAGCGATTGGCGCGCTCACGCTCAACTCTCTGGTGGACTTGGGTATATTGGAGTTCCGCTTATTGATGATCGGCCAAAGTTTACCAATGATGTTATGGTCAAATTGGGATTGACTAAGATGAACAGAGAGATTTATAGTTACGATTCATTGACTTAAAAATGGGTGGTTCCAAAACAGTAAACGCAAAGAAGTATTTTTCTAAACGCGATCCATCGCGTGACATTGCTCTTGCCATGATGATGCAGCAAGCGCAACAGCGTCAAATGGCTAATCAAGCAGAAATGCTTCAACAATATGCTGGAATGACGCCAGAACAGCAGCAATATGATGCTGCCACTCAATCTCGTCGTGCCGCTGAACTTGGATTGCAAAACATTTATAGGCAAAGGGAATTGGAGCGTATTACATCTCCGCAGGAAGCGGCAATGCGAATTGCTCAATCAAAGCAGATTGAAGACCTTACTGCACAGCAAAATGCGGATCAGTATATGCGCGAGTATATGCGGACTCAAGGGCTTCCAACGCAGTATGAGACTGGGCTTGGAGATTCTACTATTGGCCGTGCCGCAATGTATGATCGTGCGCTTGCTGCTAAACAAGCATACGAGCAAAACCTAGCTGCTCAACGCCAAGCATATCTTGCTTCAACACAAGCTCCAACTGGAGGCATTTCACCAGAGACATCTATTGCCGCAAAGCAAGCCGCTGAAGCTCAAAACATCGCCGCACAAGAAGCATATAAGCAAGGAATGTTTGGTTCTGTTGCTGGATTTGCACAGACTGGATACGAGTCTGCAATGAATCAATTTGGCAACCTTGCTAGAGCGCAACAAGCTCAGCAGCAATCTCAACAAGCATACCAGCAAGCTATGCTTCAAAACCAAACTCAGAATCAAGCATCTAAAAATGCAATGACTGGTGCTTATGTTCAAGCTGGAGGAAATATCGCATCGTCTGCTCTAGGAGCATATGGCCGAATGGGTGGAGGGACTACAGCATAAAATTTATGGGCGGATCAACTTCTAATGCTAAAATCCCAAAGCCTGATGACACATCTATGTATGCTTTGCTTGCCGCAAAGCAGGGAATTGGAGGTCAATATTTGCAGTCTCAAGGTGAACTTGTAAAAGCATACGCTGCACTTCCTCCAAGGACTCAAACATTCGATGCTGGCAGGACATCTAAGGAAGCTGCTGAATTTGGACTTGAAAACATCACTCGTTCTCGTGAACTTGAGGCTTTAACTGATCCAGAGGCCGCAAGAATGCGTAGACAGATGGGCGGAAAGGTTGCGGAGCTATCTGATATTTCCGCAATTCAACGCAGTATGGATGATCTTGCGAAGAAGCAAGGATTGACTTCTGGATATACAACTGGACTTGGCGGAACTATTGGCCGCGCTGCAATCTATGATGCTGGAACTGAGGCTGGACGGCAAGCTAGACTGAAAAATCTAGCACTTCAGCAAGGATATTTGGCTCAAACTCCAGCCCCAATTGGGGGGCTTGATCCGGCGGCTACTATTCAAGCTGAAATGGCAGCTAAAGCAGCTAACTTGCAAGCAATGCAGCAATATCAGCAAAATGTTCTTGCGAGTAGTCAGAGGTTGCAGCAATCTACTTCTGATTTTATTAATCAGAATCTTGGTGAGCTTGCACAAGCCAATCAAGTATCTCAACAAAACAAGCAGAATTACGAAGAGGCAATGTATCAAAATGCAGTCCAGAATGCAGCTTCTCAGAACGCGATGACTGGACAGATGATTGGAGCGGGAGGCGCAGTGGCTGGGGCAGCGTTAGGGGCGGCAATTATTATTTAATGAGACATCACCTAATAAATAAAACAATAAATAGAATAAAAGAGTGGAACAAAAGATGGCCTAGATCAGTAGTATTGTGGAGTGGAGGAAAAGACTCTACTGCATTGCTTCATTTGATCCGATACGAGGCAGAGATTGACATTCCCGTTGTTCAGTATCGTCAACCAAAGTTCCGTGAGCGATATGCCTATTCTGATAGCTTAATCAAAGAATGGAACTTGGAGGTATATGAATACCCTCCTATGAAGGTATCACTCGCAGATGGCCCAGATGTCAATACTGGCGAGGTTCGCTTTGATATGCTTCATTATTTTCAATGGGGCAGGAATTGCGTTGTCTTGTCTTTGGGAACAGAGAAGCCAAAAGATGGAGAGAAGTTCTTGTGTGGAGTTGATGACTTCTTGCAACGACCTACTGGAACATTTAACTGGCCGTGGGGTGCAGTATTCATCGGAACAAAATACGAAGATACTGACCTAATCAAAGGTCATGTTCCACTAGCTCAAGACATACGCATTGTTGATGGTGCGCCAGTGTCTCTATATCCGATGCGTGACTGGACTGATGATGAGATATTTCAGTATCTTGAAGAAAGCGGAGTTGAGCCTGACCCTACTCGCTACATCAAGGAAAATGGGAAATGGAAGAATAATCCAGATAAGTCACTCAATGCCGACTTCTATCCAGCCTGCTTTAATTGCGTTAATCGCCATGAAGGTCGCCATGTGCATTGTCCAAAACTAAACGCCACTATCACGAATATAAGCGAAATGGCTCCATACGAGGACATCGTTATTGATGACCTTGGATTTCGTCCTGTGGAATGGAAGAAGTAACAAGTGAAGACTGTATTTCTTGTGGTGCTTGCTGTTCTTACAAATGGTCTTGGCCGCTTCTTAAGCGTGACAGATCGGATGCAGAAAAGATACCGAAAGAAATGCAACGAGGAGACTATCCTTTGATGAAGACTGAAAATAATAGGTGTGTGGCATTACAAGGAACTGTGGGAAATTGCGTATCATGCTCAATTTACTTTGACAGACCAGATTCTTGTAGGCATTTTAAGCCGAATGGCGAATTATGTCTTGAAGCACGAGAAAAACTAAACATCAAATAACATGGGCGGAGCATTAAAAGTTTCAAAAAATTCATCAACAAAATACTGGCATCCGGGCGAGTATTATGGGAGGAAGTTTCTTTTCGGAACAAGGACTACACAAAAAAAGAAAAAAGGCGGAGGCGGAGGAAAGGGATCAGATTACGATCCAATGATGGCCTTCATGTCTCAAATGCAATCTGATCAAGCCGCTCAAGCTGAAGCTGCTCGACAAGCTCAACAACAGGCACTCATTAAGGCTCAAGAGCAGTCCGCAATGGCATCTGCTCGTCAAGGTGAAATGGCAGCACAACAATCATTGTCTCAAGCTGGAGCCGTGCAGCAAGCTAAAGATATTTCCGCTTTGCAAGCACAACAACAAGCCGCTGCTGCCGCTGGAACATCTGCTATTGGTGGCGGATATGACATAGGGAAAGCACAGCAGGAGCAAGCCGCAAATCTTGCTGGAATGGGGGCTATCCCAACTGGCGCGGCATTGCCGTTTTATGGAATGGGAGATACACAAACTATTCCCGCTGCTCGTTCGGCAAATATTTTTAACTTACCTAAAACAACTGACATTAAATTCGGAGGAGTATAATTATGGGAGGAATGTTCAAAAGAGGTGGTGGTGGTGGTGGTTCTCGCGGTTCTCGCGGTTCTCGCGGCGGTGAAGGATCATCAGGTGGAGATAGCGGATCATTTGATATGATGGCAATGATGATGATGCAACAACAGCAAGCCGCCGCTGAACAAGCTCGTGCTGCTGAAGAGGCTCGTCGTCAAGCAATTATGGAGCAAGAAAGGCAATCTGCATTATCTGCCGCACAACAAGGAGAAGCTGCTGCCCGTCAAAAACTTGGAGCTTATGGTATTCAACAGCAAGCATTAGATCAAGCCGCCTTAACCGCATCTCAGCAAGCTCAAGGTGCTGCTGGAACTAGCGCAATCGCTGGTGGTGGTGGACAAGCTACTCAAGCACAGAAAGCCGCATCTATGGGTATTGGTGGTGCTGGCGCAGTTGCTCCTACAGCAATGCCCGGAGCTGCTATGGCCGCAAATGTTGGTGCTGGCGGAACTGGTCAACCTGCTAATATGTTCAAACTTCCTTCTGCTGCTAATCTTTCTTTCGGAGGCTCCTAATGGCTGACTATTCTTTCTCTCCTCAATTCGCTAACCTATCTGGACTTCAACCACTGCCAGCACTTGATGTGACTCGTGGTGCTGCATTGCAGTTCCAGCCACTTCAAGCTATCCAAGTTCAGTCATCTCGACCAGAGCTTGTCGCTGAAGGTATTGCTGGTGCTGTTTCTAATATAGCTCAAGGCGCATTGAGTGGAATTACTGCTAGGTATGAGAAGGCAGAAGCGGAAGAGAAAGAGAAGCGTAAATTCGCTCAAGAAGAAAAAATTGCAAAAATAAAAGCTGCTCAAAGTTTGTCTGAAAAAGAAGAACAGCGTGGGTGGGAGTGGAAGAAAATGCAAGAGCAAAATAGGCTTATTCAAGAGCGCGCGAAAGGAGTTTTGCCTCCAAGCGTTCAATTTGAGGATGAATCTCTTCCAACCAACGAAACCACTGCCACTGATAATTCTGATATATTAACTGGAGAGCTTTACCCTGAAGGTGTAGGTTTTGATGAGAATGGAAATATCAAAGGCGCGCCAAGTGAGATTCCACAAGAGGACAATAGGACAGGATTGATTTCTCCAGAAGATTCAAATGCTATTGCTCTTAATGTTGCAAAACAAATTGATCCAGCGACAGGGCTTCCGTTGTCTGCTCTGCCAGAATATCTATCTGCATCAACTGGTGCTGCCCCAATTGCTCCATTGGCTGAAATTCCATCATTGGGTCTTGGTAAAGTAGACGCATCTTTTGTTTCGC